ACTCTCGGCAATATAGAAAGACACGCCGAACGTGCCGTTCAGATTGCGTCGATGCTTGACATCAATTCTTGCCCACCCATACAGTTGGTTACTCAACTAAGGGAGTTATCGTGAAAGAAGATTTCGGTAGGTATAGCATTCATATCAACCGTCATTACCTATCAAACTTTGCTTTAGGTTTTGACTACTACCAACTCTATGCCTATCCTGAAGGTAATCACGAGGCATCAATCTTTCAGTTGAACTTTTTGTTTTTCAACGTTACAATTACTAGGTGGCACAAGTGGATATAAAAGAATTACTTATCAAGTCTTTACACGAACGTGAGAACAAGCGCCCACGTTCTACTCAGGTACAGGTTGGTCCATCAGAACTAGGCGGTTGCCGTCGTAAGGTCTGGTACAAGTTGAACAACCAGCCAGAGACTAATGAGAACGAGATGAAGTTGGCTGCCATTATGGGTACAGCCATTCACGGTGCTATTGAGAAAGCACTAGCAGATAACAAAGATGTTGTCATTGAGCAGACCGTAGAATATAACGGTATGAAAGCACACGTAGATCTCTACATCCCAGGCTCTGGAGATGTAGTTGATTGGAAGACTGTCAAGGCTAAGAACCTTGCCTATTTTCCAAGCCTCCAGCAACGCTGGCAGGTACATACTTACGGATACCTAATAGAACAAAGTGGATTGGGGAAGGTCCACAATGTGCATCTAGTGGCAATACCACGAGACGGTGACGAGCGCGATGTAAAGGTCCACTCTGAGAAGTACGATTCTTCCATCGCGCTTGAAGCCCTCAACTGGTTGGCTGGTGTCAAGGAATCACAGACACCACCTGAACCAGAAAAAGATGAGAGTTACTGTAAGTTCTATTGTAAATACTATGACTCATCTGGTGAGATGGGATGCGTTGGTCTAAAAAAAGAACGTACAAAAACTGAATTACCGTTGATAGAAGATAAGGATGCGTCATCCAAAGCGCTGACATATCTACAACTAGATAACCAAATAAAAGAATTGACTACACAAAAGGATGCGTTGAAAGAAGCGCTGGCTGGAGTAGTCGGTGTCACTGATACAGGGGTTGAGGTTCGCTGGTCCTCTGTTGCTGGTGCCAAGCAAGTAGACAAGGAAACAGTCAAAGAACTTCTTGGCTTTGTTCCTACAATCGAAGGCAAGGAAAGTCTTCGCCTTTCAATCAAACATACTGGAGGTAAGTAATATGGCTGCAAGTGAATCAACAAAGTTCCAGATCAACTATAAGTTGGCGGATGGAACTCTCATCAATCTTTACGCATCAGATGTGCGTGAACTAGAGACAGGTCTGACAGATCTATCAATGGTATCTGCACTGATTACATCAACTGCTGATTCTTTTCGAGGCAATGCTGCGCCTGTTGCCGTTCACAATACTGCACCAGCAGTAAACAGACTGGATGATAGAGTAAATCCACCACGACCACAGGTTGTCGAAGGACAGACACCTGAGTGTAAGCACGGTCAGATGCAATTCAGAACTGGCAACGGAGCGAAAGGCCCTTGGAAGGCTTGGATGTGTGCTTCACCTAAAGGCACGCCAGACAAGTGCGACGCAATCTGGGTTCGATAAAACAGTGCGTGACCCACGAGAGTACGAAAGTCCTCTCTGTGCGGAAGTCGGTGGCGAATACTGGTACCCAGAAGATTTATCTGGTAACGGAAAATACGAAGGTGTCAATCTCGCTAAAACTATCTGTGGAAACTGTCGTCACCGAACTGAATGCGCTGAATGGGGAATCAACAAAGAACGCTATGGTATGTGGGGAGGATTTACAGCCCATCAGCGTAAACTAATTAGAAGAAAACTAGGGATAGTTCTACCACCAGAAGAGAGAGAGGATAAGAGTGCTTAGGCTTTCACGTGCGTGGCAATCAACGAACGTCAAGGCTACACCTCTACCCAATATCTGGAAGGCGTTTGATACATCAGAGATCAAAGTCAGGTTCAGACGTGGACAAGTTTGTATGGTTGCAGCAGCACCCAATGCAGGTAAGTCTATGTTCGCTCTTGTCTATGCCATCAAAGCAAACATCCCAACACTTTTCTTTTCAGCAGATACTGACACCACAACAGTGATGATTAGAACTGCTGCTCATCTGTCAGGTCATTCACAGGTGACAGTTGAAACAAACCTTATGGCTAACCCACGTTACTACAAGGATTACTTAGCAGGAATGAATAACATACAGTGGGTATTCGACTCAAGCCCTTCACTCGATGACATCGAGATGGAGATAAAGGCATATATCGAACTGTATGGAATCGCTCCTGAACTTATAGTGATAGATAACCTAATGAATGTAGCAGCCGAGACAGATAATGAATGGGCTGGACTACGTGCAATTATGATGGAGTTACACGATATGGCACGCAAGACCGAAGCCTGTGTGCTAGTGCTTCATCACGTATCAGAACAGAGTGAATATGGATCTCCCACGATGCCGCCTCCTCGTCGTGCCATACACGGAAAGGTAAGTCAATTACCTGCCGTCATTCTGACCCTTGGTTACGACCCCTCCCAAGGAATGCTTCGGGTTGCTGCCGTGAAGAATCGGTTTGGTCCCCACTACGCCGACGCTTCACGGTGGGCAACATTATTTACAAACTTTGGTGCGTGTCAGATTGGTGATGCTGACTCGCAAGGCAGGGCATACCTCCACGACAACTTACAGGTGACACGGTGAGTAGTTACAACAAACAAAAGGGATCGAAGTTTGAGACTGATGTGATGAAGTATCTACGCTCTCTTGGTCACTTTGCTGAAAGACTTGCCAAGGCTGGGGCCAATGACGAAGGTGACATCGTTACCATAATCGCAGGTCAGACCTATATTCTGGAGTGTAAGAACCGCAAGTCAATGAATCTTCCTGCCTTCTGGGACGAAGCACAGGTAGAAGCAAAGAACTATGCGAAGGCACGGGGGATGGTTGCGACTCCTCCTGCCTTCGTTATAGTCAAACGCAGACAACACGGAATTGAGAGGGCTTGGGTTATCCAAGACCTAGACCAATGGTTAGAAGACAGGAGTAAGTAATGCCAGTACCTAATGGACAGATAACAAGTAGCAACATTTGGAAAGTAGAAGATGTACAACTACCAGAAGAACCAACTGAGGTAGAAAAGAAAGAAGAAGTAAAGGAAGAAGAATGATCTGTAACGATTGTAAGGTAGGTGCTTCATTCAATTCGCAAGGCAACTACGACAAGTCTGAAGAGTTGCACGATCTATGTAAAGGAGATTGCGGATGCCAGCACAAGACTGGACCAGGGTGGTTCGTCCGAAAAGGGGCAAAGGCTCCGTTGATGCAGACTCAATCCCCGTAGCAGTCATCGTTTCATATTATGGTGGGGAAGTAAGAGAAGGCAAGAGCGCTAGTGTCAAGTGTTGTATTCACGATGACTCTAGGCGTAGCGCAGTAATGAATACGTACGACAATCTGTATTGGTGTCATACGTGTGGCAAGGGTGGCAACTCTGTCAATGTGGTGATGGAGAAGGAGAATCTGGAGTTCAAGGATGCAGTCAAACGAGCAGTCGAAATTGTTACTGGAAGCGGTCACACGTTACAGTCAAAACATAGACGAGGCAACGCTAAGGTATCTCGAAGGACGTGGAGTATCTAAGCAGGTAGCCGAGCAGTTTATGCTTGGCACAGTAGTTGATCCTGCTGCTGGTCACGACCAGTGTGAGGGTTGGTTATCCATTCCCTACATCACGGCTTTGGGGATAGCAACCAGTGTAAAGTTTAGAAGAATAGATGATGGCAAGCCTAAGTATGGGCAACCCACAGGGCAGAAGTTACACCTGTATAACGTCAGTGATGTAACTATTGACTCATCTCATATCGTGGTATGCGAAGGTGAGTTGGATTGTGTGATCGTCTCAGGAGTTCTAGGTATCCCAGCAGTGGGAGTTCCTGGTGTTGCTGCGTGGAAACCACACTATGCCAAGTTACTGACTGGCTTTGATACTGTCTATGTAGTAGGCGATAACGATGTGAAAGAAGATGGAAGTAATCCAGGAGCAGAGTTCTCTAAGCGCGTTGCGTCCGAGGTTGTGAACTCTGTGATAGTAAACTTACCTTTAGGTATGGACATCAATGAGATGTACCTACAACGTGGTCCAGAAGAACTAGCAAATCTATTAGGAGGAGTGAAGTGAGTGAACAAGAACCAGTCTCTCCAAGAGGCAGCAAGATTATTGATGGATATGGGGATGATAATACTTTCGATAGACTACAAGGCTGGGACGATAACCTGTCAGCCGATGCCCGTAAGAAAATAAATGACGAGTTCATCAGAGATGTCTGGCGAATACTTGATACCGCAGGAAATCTGCTCATCCGCAAGCATCACGATTACGGCCCGAAGAACATCGCTCACTCTCCAGGTGGCCCACTCAACGGACTCCGCGTGCGTATGTGGGACAAAGTGGCTCGCATCAATAACCTCATTGATAGCGACGTATCTCCCAGCAACGAAAGCCTCAGAGATTCCTTCTTAGATCTGCTCAACTATTCTGCTATCGCAATGATGGTACTAGACAAGACTTGGCCTGAGTTACCCAATGACTGAGAAGTATTCGTGGTACAAAGCAGACCAACGCCGTAAAGAAATTGCTAGAAAGAAACGTGAAAAGGCTGACCGATACGTAGAAGAGATGAATAAGAGAGCCAATGACCAATCAACTACATCCAACCCTTGATGATCTAGTTCCTTCGGTGGTTGCTAGTATCCACCGCAGGTTCAGAGCGCACACAGAGAAGGCTGACTTGTTACAAGAGGCGTGGGCTTTTGTTCTCTCACGCGCTGACCACTTCAACCAAATGCTCTCTGATGAGTCTGAGGTTCAGCGCAAATGGAACGAGAAGAAGGTAGCGTGGCAGATACGCAGACACCTAGAGCGTTATGCTCGTAAGGAGAAGGCCGCTAGGTCTGGCTATCATCTCAACGATGAGGCGTACTATGACACAGTTACTATCTCTCAACTACTACCCTTTGTTATCAAGAGTGCTATCAACAATACTTCACTAGAACAAAGCCAAATCCTTGTCAATGATGGCACACCGCGTAAGCCCTCTGCCCCTGCTGAAGGTGGCAACCTATTGGCTACGCTGGTAGATATCAAGAAAGCCTATGAGAAATTAGAGAAGGCAGACCAAGAGATACTTCGCCTTCGATTCCACGACAACCTCACTCTTCAACTCATCTCTGAGTACCTAGAGTGTGCTATCTCTACTGCTGATCGTAAGTGCA